GTATACTGCTCAAACTTCCTACCAACAGCAACCGATAACGCACTTCCAGATTTAGCTGCTGCTAACACAGATTTCTCATCAACAAATGGTGTTGTAAACTTGTTCTTCTCAGCAGATCAGTCTGTAAACCCATTCGTGGGTGCGTTTAGACAGCAACCTCAGGTTGACTACGACTACAACAAAGATCACCAACGTCACGAGTTTGTAACAACTGCTCGTTACGGTGTCAAGTTGTATCGTCCTGAAAATATGGTTCGTGTTGTCACGAAACCAACAGTAGCGTAAGGAGGTAGATTAATGAGTTATGTAAACGCAGACGGTCTAGAAGTTCTTACCGCAGGTGAACAGGGAACTGCTGCAAAGCGTGGTACTTCTCTTTCAAGTCAGAAGAAATCATTGGTGATGAATATCACAGGAACAGAAGTTCCTTCATCTGTGGCAACTCCACAAGATCACGATGCTTTCATTCCAGCAGGTTCGTACATCACTAGTGCTCACCTTCTTGTCTCTACAGCTTTTACCTCAGGTGGTTCAGCTACATTGACAATAGGTACTTACACTCAGGCTGGTGCTGCAGTTGATGCCGATGGTATTGACGCAGCGATTGCTTTAGCTGCTATTGGTGCAGACAAAGCAGTAGCTTGTGATGGTGCAGCAGTAGGCGGTACAGCAACTGTTGGTGGCGCAGATGTATACATCGAAGCTATCTATGGCACAGCAGCATTTACTGCTGGTGAAGCCAAGTTGGTTATCGAGTATATCGAAGCCTAAAACAATGGGGTGTTCCTTAGGGAGCACCCTTCACCCACTTAATACTGGATAGTATCTAATGAAAAGCACTCTTCTACAAGTAGTACAATCTATTTTATCTGACATGGATTCAGAAGCTGTTAATGCTTTAGGTGATAGTGTTGAAGCACAACAGGTAGCCTCAGTAGTTGAAGATACCTACTTTAACATTATAGCTGCTAGAAACATACCAGAGCATAACAAGTTAATACCCTTGGTTTCTTTAAGTGATAATGCAAGACCTACTCATTTTACTTACCCTGCAAGAACAAAAGAATTAATACGTATAGATTACAATATAGGAACAGCGTCTAGTCAAGACTACAGAGAAATAGTTTACGTAGAGCCTCTAGTGTTTATAGACAGAATGAGTGAGACAGACCTAAAGGTAACTACTGTTGACCAATCTGCAGAGTTGTTTGTAGCTAATAACAAAGATCCATCCTACTACACATCTTTTAATGACAACCACATTATAATGGATTCTTATGATGCTGCAGTAGAAGCTCATCTGGCTGCTAATAAGACCAGATCGTTTTGTTCTATCTACCCAACTTTTAGCCAGACAGATAGTTTTGCTATAGACCTAGACCAAACACTAATGCCTTTACTTTTGTCTGAGTCTAAGTCAGCTTGCTTTAGTTTGTTCAAAGGTGGTTCTGACCCTAAGATTGAACAGGCTGCACGTAGATTAAAGTCTTACGTACAAAATGACCAATACAAAACTAGACAAGCTTCTAGAAATCAGTACGGAAGAAGTTAATGATTGAAATAGATATTGATACAGTAAACCAAAACTGTGTTATAAAGTCTGACAAAATGGTGTCAGAGATTTACGTAAGTAAAGAAGACAGTGGTTACAGTTTTTTTAGAGTAAAGTTTGAGAAGGGTTCAGTACCAAGTGAACTATCTGGCAGATACTCTAGCTTACAAAAAGGCAAAGAAGCTGTAGAGCATTACTTAAGAAACAAAGTAAAAACTAAAACTGTTCAGCGTAATGAATACGCAGACCAACGTGAGAAAGAACGTAATGGCTCAAAGTCTAAATCAGAAAGCAGTTAACAACTTTGTCAAAGGTCTTATAACTGAGGCTGCTGAACTTACGTTTCCTGAGGGTGCTTCTGTTGATGAGTCAAACTGTGACTTACGTAGGGATGGTACTAGACGTAGAAGGTTAGGTGTAGTTTATGAAGGTAGTAATGCTTTCTCTTCTTTTACCCTAAGCAACTCAGAACTTACAACCACAGGTAGTTGGATTAACGTAGGTGGAAACGCTAACTTAGAATTTTTAGTTTTGCAAAAAGGTAGTACTCTTTACTTCTACAACAAGGCTTCAACTCCTTTCTCCAATCAAGTTCTCTCAAACTCAATAAACTTAGCCTCATACCAACACAGTAGTTCAGCAGGTGCAGGTACAGCCAAGTGCCAGTTTACCTCTATAAAAGGTAACTTAGTAGTTTCTTCACCCCAAATAAACACAATAGTTATTCAGTATAATACCAACGGAACTTTTACAACATCTGCAGTATCATTTGATATTAGAGATTTTGAATGGCAAAGTAATGTTCTTAATTTATACGGTGAAAGAAGTACTATAATTAATGATCAAGACAGAGACTACGATTCAGCAAATGCAGGTTGGGTAGGAACTAAAGGTGCAGCAGCATACACTGCTTACAAGTCAGCTAACACAGCTAGACCGCCCTTGACACATCCTTGGTATGCAGGTAAAGACACTGATGGAGACTTTGATCAAGCTGAATGGAAAAAAGTTTTTGGTGGAACTTCTCGAACAGCACACGGTCATTTTATACTAGACTTTTTTCTTAAAGACAGACAAACAGCATCTGGTATTAGCTCGATGACTAAAGCTACTGATCCAGAAACAGCTAGGTTTAAATGTGCTGAGTCTTTTTCTGGTAGAGTTTTTTATGCAGGGCTTGATAGTGCTGAAAACTCTGGAACTATTTTATTTTCTAGAAGTGTTGAAACTATAGCTGACCTAGGTATTTGTCATCAAGTAAATGACCCTACGTCAGAGTACTTATCTGACCTACTAGATACAGACGGTGGTGTTATAAGAATACCTGACGCTGTTAAAATACAGAAACTATACGCTTACCAAAACTCTCTCTTTGTATTTGCTGAGAATGGTGTATGGCAGATAGCTGGTGTTGACGGTGTGTTTAGAGCTAGTTCTTTCTCTGTCAACAGAGTTACTAGAGTTGGTCTATTACAGCCAGAGACATTCGTAGAAGCTGAGGGTATCCCTTTTTGGTGGTCTAACTCTGGTATTCACACACTAACTACAGACCCTGTGTCAGGACAAGGTACTGAGCAGAACTTAACTATTCCTACTATTCAAACACTTTGGGATGACATAGATAGTACAGCTAAGTCTAGGGTTACTGCTGTTTACGACAGGGTTAATAAAAGAATATACTGGGGCTATCCTAACGCAAGTGAATCTGTAGTTTCTAAATTAAATAACTTTCTTATACTAGACATCCCTCTTCAAGCTTTCTTTCCTTGGAAGGTTTCTGATCAAACGTCTAATACTGATGCAATAGTAGGTTTAGCTTTTTACCCAACTTACACTCCAGCTAACACAGGTGACCCTGCTGTAGTCTTAATATGTAGAGAAGGGTCAGACAGTAAGATAACCTTTGGTGGCTTTACAGGAGTAACTTTCTTAGATTGGGGTAGTGCTAACTACTCATCATTTGCTGAAACAGGTTACGACTTTGTTGGAGACTTAGTAACTAAAAAGAGTTCTCCTTATATTGTGACTTACTGTAGAGTTACAGAGACAGGATTTACTGGTAGTGAGAGTGCAGGTTACGAGGCTGTAAGACCATCAGGTTTAAAAATATCTGCTGCTTGGGATTTTGCTGAGGATTTTGGTGCATCACAACAGGTATACAGATTGAAGTATCCTGTGCTGCCTAACAGCAGTAACCTAAATGATTTTAATTATCCTGAAGATGTAATAACTTCAAGGGTAAAAGTACGTGGACACGGACGATCCATGAGAATAAAATACGAAAGTGAACAGGGTAAAGACTTCTTGCTCCTAGGTTGGGGTATGATACAAGGAAGGAACCCTAGATACTAATGACTATACAATCCAAAAGATTAAAGGGTGTACAAGGAAAAAATTTTAAAGCTGACATAGAATACAACGAGAATTTAGTAGCAATACACTTACCTACTATAGACGTTATGAATAGAGATACAGTCCTTGAGATGAGAGAAATGTTAAAGGATTGGAATGAGTTTTTTAAATTTGTTGGATACGAAGAAACATACGCAGCCTTTGAAGAGAATAACCCTAAGATGATAAAATTAGTTAGACTATTAAATTTTGAATATGTTAGAGATAACTTAGGTTTCTCTATATTTAGGTATATAGGAGAATAATATGCCCCAAGTAGTTCCAGTTTTAACAGCAATAGGTGCTGGGTCAGCCGTAGCAGGTGGTGTTATAGTAGCAGGTACTACATTAGCTACCGTAGGTACAGTAAAAAGTATTAAATCTGCCAAGGCTTCTGCTGGTGCAGCAAGGTCTGCAGCTAACGAACAGATAAAAGCAACTAAACTAGCTGCCAACAGACAAAGAAGACAATCTATAAGGGCTTTCTTATCACAAAGAGCATCTTTAGCAGCAGCAAGTAGAGCCTCAGGTATACAAACATCTGCAGCAGCAGGTGGTCTAGGTAGTATGTCCTCTCAATTTGGGGCTAACCTAGGTTTTAGTGGACAAATGACAGGTATTAATCAGAACATTACTAGATTATCTGGTATACAAAGCACACAAGCTGCTATGTCAGGTATGTATGGTAATATAGCAGGGTTTGGTATGCAAATGATTGGTAGTGCAGGTACTATAGGAACTGGTATAGAAGCTGGTATAGCAAAAGCAACTGGTCTTGATAAATTTAAAGCCACAGGCTATGTATAGGTCTAAAATATGTCAACACTCTTAACTCTTGAAGATAAAGTCTTCAATGAATTAGCTTTAGTTGATGACAGCTACGACAGAGAAGAAGAAAAGTCCTTCAACCCTCTAAATACTGTCGATAAAAACAAAGCTGAAGAAATATCTATAGTTACTGAGATACCTTCTGATCAAGTATCAGCAGAACTTACTCAAGGTATTAACGACTCTGAGGTTGCTGCTTTACAACAGGGTGTCAACTTTAACTACGCATCAGCTATAGAAAAAGCATATGAGGATGGACTCAGTGCTTCAGAGATGGCAGACCTAATTAAGGAACGTACAGAAAAGGGTGAAGACATGACCCTTGGTGAGTACTCCTTGATCCAAGGGCTTATGCTAAACGACAACGGTATCAATGGTTATGCTGCTCGTACTCTAACAAACATGAAGATATGGAACGATCTGTTATCTGATGAGTTAGAAGCAAACGAGCAGTCTACTATTTCTAAGATACTCTCATTCTTAGATGTCAATGTACTTAGAGAAATAACTATAGGTGCTTTTGAAAACGTAAGTTACAGAACTAATCGTGAAGGTTCTGACATAAGGGGAGCTTTTAATACCCTATCTGCAGGTGAGTTTAAGGAATGGGCTAAGGAGTACTTAAACGAACGTAAGAGTGAGGGTATCTTCTCTGACGATAGTATCTGGAACCTATACAAAGCAGCCAACGATGCCACTTACTTAGGCGATGACCCTATGGCAAACCTATGGGCTATCTTTGGTGTAGTAGATATAGCTACACTAGGGTCTACAAAAGCTGTCTCATCTCCTTTAAAGTCTTTAGTAACTAGAGGTGTAAAAGAACTAACTGGTGAAGAAGGAACTACTCTAGCTAAAGTTTCTGGACTAGGTAAGTCTCGTAAACCTATAGATACTGTTGCTGTTATTAACGGTGAAGAAGTTGCTGCTGAAGTAGCAGGTAAAATAATAGATGATGTAGGGGTACAGTCAGACTCAGTTACTGCAGGAAGACTACTACCAGAAAGCTTAGACCCTACGTCAGGACCAAAGAGTAGACCCAACGGTGTTGGTATTAGAGATGTAGTTAGAAAAAGTTCTATCTTTGAGTTCTTAGAAAGAGCAAACAGAAGAGGTAGCTTTGGCTCTTTAGCTTCAAAAGAAGCAATAGATACAGCAGCTACACAAATAGCAGCACGTATCTCAGCAAGCGTTAAT